CCAGGGCGCCGGACGTCGAGACCGTCAGCACCGTGGTGGTCTCGTGCACCGTGTGCCCGATCAGCTGGGTCAGGCCGGGCATCACCTGCACACGGCGGTACGGCTCGTCCGTGTCCGGGGCCAGCCACTGGTTTTCACCCAGGGGGACATTCGAGTCCCAGACAAGCCCGATCACGCGGCCGTTGACGTCCGTGGACATCACCTTCTGACGAGGGCCGCAGTAGGGGTCAGCCACGCGCGAAATCTCCGCGGACGGCGCCACCATTGCAGCGGCCGGCACCGTGACCGGGTTGATTGACAGCGACCGGTTGTTGTAGCTGTACCCACCCGTGGTCAGACTGGTGTGCGGGGCAAGCTGGATGCCGCCTACGGACCCCCCTGTGGCCGTCTGGCCCTGCCCCTGCTGCTGCTGTGCATGGGCCTCCGGGTTCACGCCATTGACCGAGGCGACCGGGTTGTTACTCGTATTGGTGGTGCGGTTGTCCGAGTTCGTCTTGCAGGCATTGACGCCCACGCAGTCTGCGCCCGGGGTGTTGGTGGCCAGGGCCGGCGCGGCGATCAGGGCCAGGGACAGGGCGATTGCAGTTTTGTTCATGGTTGCTTGCTCCAGTGATGGCCTCGTTCACGAGGCGGTAGGTGAATGATGATTGATGAATTGCCCCGGTGCAACCCGGGGGCGACGAACGGTCAGTTTTTGGCCGCATTCGCGAGGAATACGGCCCGGGCAAAGCCGGCCGGGGTTACGGACCGAAGGTCCTTCCCCGAATCGTCCTTGGCGTCGCTGCCAAGGTAGTGGATGTAGTTCTTGTTCACCGGCAGCGACTCGTCGACCAGTGGCGGAGGCATCCTGAATCCATTGCCAACCCACAGGCACGTCTTCTTCGTGTAGCTGCTGTCAGCGTCAAGGCGATTGAAGTGCCACGGATGGAATGTGTGGTCAGGCTGGCGCCAGTAGGTGCTGATCGTGCTCACGGGGTTCTCGATCAGGTAAGGGGCTCCGCTCGCCTCGCAGAACTCGGCGGCTGTTGCGAACATGTGAATACTGTCAGCCAGCTTCCGCAGTCCCTTGCCCTTGAACCAGCGGGCCCCGGACACGGCCATGTGGGTGCATGGCGGGAATGCAGCCACAAACGCCACGCGCTCCAGAAACTCGGGGCGCATCATTTCGTCTGGCACGCCGTGCAGCAGATCGGCATTGACCGCAAGTGATTCGCCAGACTCGGGGATCCTGAACTCTGCGTTGTTGAAGATGTCCAGGCGGATCACACGGTACCCTGCGGCCCGCCATGGTTCGCCCATGACGCCCGACGTGTCAAACAGACAGACGACGATATCCTTTTGCATGACAAGCGAGTCCTTACAATTGTTTGAGCCGGTCAGGGCGGAAACCGACCCAGGATTCCGGGATCATGCCATCGTTGACGAAGACAACGGGCAGGCTCTTGTGACCTTCTGCCTGCAGGCGGGTTGCGATCTCGGGCTTGTCGCTGATGTCGATCAGCTCGTACGCGACACCTTTGCGGTCCAGCAGGTTCGTGGTTGCCCGGCACTGAACGCACCCCGGGCGGGTGTAGACGATGACTGCCATGGCGATTCTCCTTGAGTGCTTCAAGCCAGGACGTCCACGACCAAGTGGTCCACGCCCGTGGATTCGGACAGGCGGGCGGCCTCGCGCTTGGCAGCTTCCTCGCTGTGGTAGCCCGTCGACTCGTAGCCGTTGCCGTCGATGATGGCGTAGCGGCCGTACTCGAGTTCGAACTCGGGGCCATTCGTGTTGGCCAGAAGGATCCGCGCGGCTCCGTCGCTGGCGGTTACTCTGCCATCGGCGTGGAACCGGATGTTCTCGTACCCGTGCAGCTTCATCAGTACACGGGCTGCTTGCTTTTGCGTTGCTGTGATCATGGTTCATGCTCCTTTGATGGTTGGTCGACTGCATCAGCGCTGTCGACGGAGTGAATCCTACGATCCATTCGTACCCAGGTCAACCCATTTGTATCGCCAGAGATGAAAAAGGGGCCAGACGGCCCCTTCTACCCGACGAACGGTCGATCTCTACAGCACCGTCAGGCCATTCACGCGGCGTTGAACGCCGCCGATATCGGCGTCCATGTCATCGGTCAGCAGGGACAGCACCCCGTTCGTGTTGGTCACGGACAGCGTCATCCGGCCGCAGGACTTGTTCCCAAGGACCTCTGTGCCACGCATGTCGGTCTGGACCCCGAGGACCTCGTCGGATGCGTAGCGTTTGCCGTAGGTGGACTGCTTTTCGCCGACCTTGGCCCAGGACTGATCAATGGCGATGTTGGCCACCCGGTACGGGCCGGTCAGCATGTTGCCGCGGACCTCCGTGGACTGGGCGTCGTTGCCCAGATACACGTGTGCCTGGGCGGTTGTGCCGACGGCCAGCGTGACACGGTTGTCAATGAAGGCGATGTCCTTGGTCCCGCAGTAGGCCTGCAGACATCCTTGCCCCTCGGCAATGGCCGAGTACAGGTGGTTGCCCACCACATCCACGGTCGAGGCCCCGTAGGCCGTGTGCACGCCCGAGGACCGGAAGTCCACGACCTGGTTTCCAAGGATCGCGCCATTGGTTGTCGAGTCCTGCATCGAGATGCCGCGGGTGTTGCCCGTGATCACGCAGCCCGAGACCTCGAACCCATCCACGGCCGAGAGGTTCACGCCGTAGTAGCCACCCTGGATGAAGCAGTCCTTGAGGTAGGCGCCCTTGGCCCACTGCCGAACACCCACCGGTACCTTGTTGGCTTGGTAGTGCGTCCGCTGGTTGTTTAGCAGCGTACCCGCCACCTCCACGCAGGAGATCCCGGCTCCGCCCGTGGGCTGCCCCCGTTCGTCGGCCATGATGAAGGTGCAGCATTTGGCCACCATGCCACCAGACCCCGCCGTGCCCGAGGCCTTCACACTGACGCACCGCGAGCGCCCCTCGGGTACCTTGTAGTTGCCGGCCACACGGCTGTTCCAGGCGCCGGGGTAGTTCGGCTCGCCTGCGAACAGGCAGCCGTCCAGGATCAGCCTCCCCTCGCATGCGTATGCGTAGATCAGGGCCTCCATCTGGGATGTCTCCGTGCCCTTCAGAATGAACACCGTGTCCTTGAAGGTCAGGTCGTTCTTCCGGTCACGTGGGAGCAGGCCAGCCCGAGCCGTTGCCGTGGGCTCGATGACAAACACTCCGCCGACGATGCCGACAGTGTTGTCGTGAATCGTCAGTTGCTGCCCCTTGATGTGGAACAGCTGGTTGGTCAGATCGAAGACCGTGCCAGGCTTGGCCAGTTCAAATTGGTCCCGGAGGACGGTAACTGATTGCGGAGCATCCAGCTTCCATGTGTTGTGCCCGCCAGTGACCAGGACAAGGCCGCGAGTGTCACGAGGTTTCGCCGTGAGTGGCTGCGTGGGCTTCAGTTCCATCAGCCCTCCGGGGGCTGTGCTTTGATACGGCATTCAAAATGTCCTTTAGCGATTTTTGAGGGACGAGCACCACTCATCAAAGCGCTCGATTGTTACATCTCCGTCAATTTTACCCCGAAGAATCGATGCCAACGCCGGAAGTAGGTGGCCGTACTGGCAACCGACGCCCGCGGCCGTGCAAGCCCGGGTCATGGTTGCCTGATCCACGTCAATGCCGACCACCAGCCGCCGCATGATGCCACGAAGCTGCCCTGTAGTTGTGACTGGCCACCACACGTCACGCACTGCTGGTTGGTCCTTCGTGGGCGACAGCTTGGCGTACTGGCCCGAGGTGTCGATGTTGGCCACGATGACTTTCGTTCCGTTGGCCATCACGTGATTGACCATGGTCTCGGCATTCCCCCATGGAATGCCAAGCTTCGGCGCCCACTTGTCTGTGACCAGCAGGCTGATCTTGTCGGTCCAGCTGATTCGGCACCACTGGCGGCCGTTATTGTCCAGTACGATGCGCGCCTGTCGTGTAACCGGCATCAGGCATGGCACGGCGCCTTCCATCTTGCGGGAGGGCAGGACAGACATTGGCGGCTCGGCATTGGCCAGGACGTGCTCCGACTTGGTGTGGATATCGAAGATGTGTCCGCACACGGCGCATTGCCTCGCCGAGGATGTGCACTGGCTTTCGCACACTGGGCACAACTTCTTGATGGCTTCGCCGCACCCCTTGGCTCGACGCTGCGGAATCTTGGGATTGTCGATCGGACCACACCGGCCGGTGTTGTCCGTGTAGTCCAGTACCAGGCAGTCGATCTTGTCCGGGTGGATGCGGGTTCCTCGCCCCAGGATTTGAACCCACAGGGCACTACTCTTCGTCGGCCGAAAACAAGCCAGCACGTCGATGTCCGGCACGTCGAAGCCCGTGGTCAGGGCCGACACACTGATCATCCAGCGGAAGGCATTCCTGTTACGGAAGGCATCAATGAGATCTTTCCGCTCGCCCTTGGGCGTCTCTCCGGTCACAATGGCGCAGGTCTCGCCGTATTGCTTGAGCAGCTCAACGATCATCTTGGCGCACCGGACTGTTGGCGCGAAGACGATGCCTTTCCGTCGACCTTCAGAGTCCTTGAGCATCCGGGGAACAAGCCGTGGTAGCAGCGGCTCAATCCTGTGCGAGGCGGCATCCTCGGAATAGTCCCCGTTGGCCGCCAGCTTGACACCATCCATGTCGATGACGGATACGGGACCTGACACCAGGGGCGAAAGGTATTCGTTGCCCAGCAGACGGGCGAACGCATCAGGGGTGCCTGCAGAGTAGATCTCGTCCTCAAACACGCCGGCCCCGACCAGCGGGCCGTCCATCCGCCACGGTGTGGCCGACAGGCCGATCAGCTGGACATCCGGGTTCGCCTCGCGGATTCCGGACAGCAGCTGGCCGTACATCGTCTTCGGGTCGGAGTTGACAAGGTGGCACTCATCGATGATCACCCGGTCGAACTTGCCGGCCGACGCGGCGTATCTGAATGCCGAGCCAACGGAGCAGACAACGGCCGATCTTGCCCAGTCCTTCCTTCCCACGGAAGCGGACACGATGCCGACGGGCTGGCCAATCAGCCGCTCAATGGCAGCCCCGTTCTGACGAACCAGGTCGCCGTTGTGAATGGCGTTCAGGACACGCCCGTCATGCCCAAGTGTGTCTGCCACAGCCTGGGCGATGACGATTGACTTCCCCGCCCCCGTTGGCAGGTTGACGATGCCGGCTCGACCGGTGTAGTTGCGAATGGCGTCGATTGCTTCCTTTTGGTACCAGCGCAGTTCCATGTAGCGCTACCTCCTTACTTGATCGGAGTGTAATTGTGGCACAGCTCGGAGCCGTTTCCAATACCACACGTCACCACGCCGTTGCCGTTGAATGACGCGTGCACACAGGTGCGGCACGAGGCGATGGGATCCCCCCCCTTGTGACAGAAGTCGCGGTGGTCGCAGAACTTACAGCGGAAGTCAGTATCCACTAACTTCGGGGGGATCAGCCCGTGGGTGATGTCCGTGGCCAGGTTGAGGAACTCCGTTGGCTCGCCATCGTACGACACCTGATACACCTGAATGGCATCCGTGTCCTTGCACGAGGCCAGGTACAGAGCATTCCGCTGGCCAAGACCGTGCATGCCGCACTGCATCTGTGCGAGATGTTCCGGCTTGATCTGGCCATCCTTCTCCAGTTTGTCCCAGGTCCGTCGATTCATCGTCTTGAACTCGAGCACGGCCAGCGAGCCATCGTCCAGCTTGATCACGCCGTCCACGGACCCCTGTAGGTCTCCAGTCTTGTAGGAGATTTGCCCGCCGTCCTTGCTGATCAGTTTCAGAGAGAACCCGGCAACCTGCAGGCAGGCCGCAAGCCGGGCTTCCTCCATGTGACCGCGGTTGAAGAGACGGACCATCCGTCCATTCACTGCTGCGTCAGGTGAGGCCTTGCGGTAGGAGAGGGCCACGGCCCGCGGGCATTCCTTTCCGATCACACTGGCCCCCAGGTGCATCCGCTCCTTGTTGTCCTCATCCTTCCAGTCTGTGCAGCGCTCCAGCCATGCGGCTTGAGCTCGTCGCCAGGCGGCCGGATCGGCGGCCACGGCCTCATCGATTCGATTCTCGATGTCCCGGCGGCGGACAGGCCGTGATTGCAGAAATTCCTCAAACATGTCAGTACCTTGGAAAGGGATCGGCCCGGCTTCCCGGGCCGTGTTGTTGTCACGCGTGGCGCTTGATGTACTCCGCCACGTGGATCAGGGCTGCTGACTTGGTGAACCAGTAGTCTACCCCGATGGTGGCTTTGTGTCTCACGACCGTCGGATAGGAGTCCTCCGGGGTCTTGTAGATGGCAAAGTAGCCGTCTGCCGTTCTACCTTCCAGGATCAGTCGGGACCGGGACCGGATCTTGGCCGCCTCGAGGGCGGCCAGAGTGTCATCGCTGAACATCTGACCTCCCTCCTCAATCAGAACGGGATATCGTCGTCACCGAGGTTGTCGTTAGGGATGTCGTCGTCGACCTGGGGCTTCGGAGTGGGTTTTGTAGCGGGCGCCGGCTTCGCGGCGGATGTGGTGTGCGCTGCCTTCCTGGCGCCTTCTGCCGCGCCGATCGGGCGGAACTTCGGGCGCTCGATTCCGTCGCTGCCTTCTTCAATATTGACCCAGGCTTTCACACGAACGCCCACAAGAGCCTCGGGTCCGAACGCATTGGCGCCGCTGTACTTCAGGATCAAGGCCAGGGATTGCTGGGCGATCTTGGCTGCCTGCGACTGACCGCCACCGTGACCGACCAGCAAGTCCCAGAAACCTGACTCGCCACTGTCGGCTTGCACACGGAGCGTCAGCTTCTGGTAGCCGGTTTTGGTCTGGCGCATCTCGGCGTGTTTGATGGTCAGGTCGTACTCACCAGGTTCAACGAAGTTCATGAAACCTCCGCCATATTTTTCAGACTCGGCGGCTGCTTCGTTTTGAGTTTGCGGGTTGTTTGCGACTGCCCAGAAATCGAACGACATGGTAATGCTCCTTCAGGAAGTGGCCGGGGATCGTGATTGATCTTGAATTGGCCGGTGTGATTGAATTTTGATGCTGTGCTGCGTGTTTGTCAGGCGACCGCCTGTCGGTTCACTTGAGAGTTTCGAGGAGGGCCAGAAGGTCCTGCTTTACACTTTCCATGCCGCCATCCTCGCGGATGCCCAACAGAACCAGGATGACGACGATTGAGAAGGCGATGATGCCGCCGGTGTTGCCTTGGTTCATGATACTTGCTCCAGGTGTTGTGTTGATCGATGGGTTCATTCTGATGCAATCAGAACTCGGTGTCAAGACCGTTCATCGGGTTGGCGAGCGGCTCTGTAGTCGCCAGGTCGTACTGCTTGAACATGAAGCCGCAGTAGCCCTTCTCCAGGCACTGGCGTGGCGTACCTTCGGTCTGGGCGGTCACATTGTTCACCAGAGCCCAGTAACCGTAGGCCCGGCCAGTGCACATGGCTCGTACACTGGCGGCTTTGCTGTCGCTGTAGGTCCGCAGGGCTGCCACAGCCTCTTCGGTGCAGCGCTCGGTCTCCAGCTTGATCCATGCGTCCACGCCCTGCCCCATCTCCGTAGCCAGGTCGAACTTCAGGGCTTCACCAACCATCTTGTACTCTACGATGGCCCGGACAACGCCGGCGTTCAGGTACTTTGCCTCCCACTCGCCGATCGGCTCTTCTTCGGCCTTCGGAGCCTCAAACGGAAGCCCTGCCTTATCGGACATCGGGTCCAGGTAATCGGACTGATCTGCTGGGTCGAGTTTCTGCGGCGCAGGCGCGGCCTCGGGGGCTTGCTCGACCGGAACAAGAACCGTGGGTGGCACTTCCGTGGAAGCGGGTTGCTCTTGCTGCGCCACCGGATTGACCGGAGCTTCGGGTTGCTGATTGCCGGAGGAGCCGCAGGCGGCCAGGAGGGAGGTCAGTGCCAGGGAGAGGATGGTGCGTTTCATGATCGTTTCCTTGAGTGTGGAGGCTGTTGTTCAGCCCATGGACAGAACTATACGCTTGCCCATGGGCCGAGTCGACGACCGTTCATCACTCCGACGGACGGCTGATACGCTCGATGATCTTGCCGATGTTGGCCGGGCACAGTTCGGGTAGCTTGCCGGAGCGGTCTTTTGCCGTGAAGGTGCCGTCAGACACGAACCGCAGGGTTCGGCGGAGCTGCTGCGTGCCGTCCTCCTTGGGCACCGTGTCGACCACAAGGCGGCCCACAAGGTCGAGCAGATACGGGAGCTTGTCCTGGAACTTGGAGCCGGGGACCATCGGGGCGTGGATCCGGCGCCCCATGTCGTCTTGCACGACTGTCGACTTCCCGATCCATATCACGCTGCACGGCAGGTCACGCAGCTGGCGGATGAGCCGTGTGACCGCCGCCTCTGCCTCAGGGTAGGCCTTGCGGGGGTCCGGGGTTTTCTGCAATGCGTCTGCCAGCACGATCTCGGCGATCTCCGACAGGGAGTCAAAGATGATCGTTCCGTACTCGGCGGCGTGCTTGATGGCGTACCCGACAGCTTCCCGGGCTGACTTGATGTCATTGACCTCGATGTAGGGGACGTCGTGGCCAGCCAGGGAGAGCAGCCCGCCTTCCGCGCTGATGACCAGCGGGCGGTCACACGTCAGGGCCAGGCGGGTCTTGCCGACGCCGGAGTCGCCGTAGATCAGGGCGTTGATCTTGGCTTGCTGCTGGATGGATGCGGTGGTCTTGATCATGATTTCACATCGTAAAACTTGATTGCAGCCGGAGCCGGCTTGGTTGTGATGAACAGCTTCTGGGCTTCTGTCGGTTCGTACTTGGCTGGCACGCTGTAGGTCGCCGATAGACCAATCAGGAGCGACGGGTCTTGCAATGATGCTTCGCGAAGAGCTCGGTTGTCAACCGAGGTCCGTGTGACGGCCTTCACGGTGACTCGCTGGCCGTCGACCTCGTCGTCGAACTGATCGGCGTTTTTTGCCAGCCATTCACGGATGCGGTCGGATTTCTCCTGACGTTCCGCGATCTCGGCAAGCAGGTCGCGGTAGGCACGGATCCCCCGAGTGATGGTTTCCTTGTTCATTCCGACACCTCCTTCTTGATCACGGCGGCAAGCATGGCCAACCCGTGCAGATAAGCCAGGACGGCGTCCTGTTCTGTCGTGTCAACGGTCTCGTAGTAGTACCACTCGTTGCCTGCGCGCTGCAGGCTGTAGCCATCCAATTCCTCGTTGATTGGCAGGCCTGGAGCGGTCGCGCCAAGCTCCTCGTCATCGAACGGCAGGATATGGCCGGTGGTATTGACGATGCGGCCGTCCTTTATTCCGCAAGCCGGAGACAGAGTGGAGAACAGCTCCAGGTCTTCGTCGGTTTCCATTCCGCCTTCCAGTGACAGCAGGGAGATCTTGCCGGCGATCGACGGGGCGGACTTCAGAAACTGGTACTGGCTGCCCATCTTTCGGAGTGATTGAACAGCTTCGTAGGCATGAGGAAGTGTGATGACGACTGCCGACTTGCGGCTGCGTGCCAGCTCGAAAAGATCGGCGGGTGATGCGATGATTTGAGTCATGATTCTTGTACCCCAGGCTTTGCCGGCTGATGCCGGAGATGAAAGTGTGATCAGTATGAGGCTTGCCATTCGTCCTGTCAAGCCCCGCTGGCAAACGGTCAAATGAACAGCGAGAGGTTGCGGGCCAGAAGCTGACGCTCGGTGCCGAACTCCATCGGAGCGGCTACAGGCATCGGGTCGATCTGGTAGGTTACGCCGTCAAACACGATCAGGATTGGCTTGTGGTTACTGCATTCCTGTTTCGGCGTGTAGTAGATTGCCCGGACAGTGTCACGAGGTACTCCGCGGAACTGGCTCATGTCGTAGGCTGCCCCGCAGTGACTGATCCAGACACGCCCGAAGGCGCGCTTGATATTGGCCTCAGACCGCCAGTCAGCAAGCGTGCTGGACACTTCGGCACGGACTGCCATGGGCAGTTGGTCGTATGATTCGATGCGGTTCCAGGTTTTCATTTCTTGAATTCCTGAATGACTTTGTTCACCGCCTGGATGCTGCCATCAGTGGATTCCAGGGCTTGCTTGAGCCTCACTGCCATCTGGGCGTCCGTGCAAGACAAAATTCGAACTTGGTTGTCGACCGTGACCTTGAGGTCGGAGGCTGATGCGTAGCTGATTTTCATTCTGATTACTCCTGATCATCGTTGTCGACGCGAGCGGCCATGATCATGGCGATGGCGGCCAAGGCCGCGAAGCAGATGAGGAGGATTGCGGAGAGGATTGTGTCCATGGTTCGCTTGTCCCTTGAGGTTGGACGGCATCATCGGCTGCCGTCCCGGGCCGTTCGACATCATCCGTGTCGATGGATGGAATTCTCTCGCAGCTCCGCCAGGAAGTCAACCATGGGTTGCTCCCACACGCTGCTCGGATCGGTCTTGTCGGTCCAGCGGTTGACCACGACAGACTGGCGGTCTGCCTTGTAGATCAGGACGGGCTCATGTGGGCCGGCCGCCTGTGCCAGCGCCTGTGCACGCCACTTGGCAAGCAGGGCGGGCTGGACCTTTCCGTATCGCTTGCACTCGATGGCGTAGCCCTCCACGGCACTTCCCTCTAGGTCACCGGGGAGACAGCCCTTCCGGTACTGCTCGATCAGCCGCTTGCACTCGAGGCCTGTGACGGCCTTTATCTCGTTGGCGATCTGCCGCTCGAAGGCGGCCCCCTTGTTGCGGCCGTTCACGGCCTTTTTCTTGGTTTCCTTCGCTGCTTCCATGGTTGCGCCCTCCTTTAGACGCCGTACAGACTGGGATTGTAGGGTGACATCAGCAGGTAGGCGAGGCCGCCGCCCTGCTTTCCGATCTTGATCTTGCGGATCACACCGAAGTCGCGCTCCATCACGGCAAGCACACGGCTGATCATCAGGCGGTCGTCCTGGCCGGCCTTCTTGATGATGCGGGACAGCTTCGGATTGCGAGCCACGATGGCCTGAACCAGTGATGCTGGAAGCATGTTCTCTGTCGGCAGGTCATGTGGCTGCAGACCGTGCAGGATTTCGCTCTTCGGGTTCGTCGTGGCTTCTGTCATGCAGCGATGCAGGGTCTCGCTGATGATCGTGCTGGTGGACTTGTCGGCCTCGGCGATATCCTGCTTCATCAGGTCCAGATGCTTCGCCACGAACCGGATGGCCCAGACGGCGATGTCCTCGGTGATCTGCGGCGCCATCGTGTTGTTGATGATTGCCACGGCCGTAGCCAGGCGCTCGGCACGGGCATGCACACGGGCGGCTGCGTCGGCCAGGGTTTGCTTGCCGGACAGCCTCCAGGCAGCGGCCTGACGCGCCCGCTTCGTGGCGTGCTCACGCATCACGCGCTCGGCCTCACGAGTCATCTGGACACGGTGGTACGCCGGGGCCTCGCTGCCTGCCACGCGGTCCTGGAGGTTGGCCAGCCGGCGAATGGTCGACAGCGTTGTTTCAGTCAGAGCGCCACCCGTTCCGCGGATCATCTGCATGCCGTCGTACCAGTTCACGACCGTGAGGCGCGACAGCAGACCTGACCCAGATGCGTCCGAAGACAGCAGGTGCTCCAGGTAGGCTGGCTGCGTGTCGGCGATCATTGACAGGTAGTAGTGACGTGGGATTTGGGCGCCCGCCTGTGTCAGCGTCAGCTCGGCCGGCGAGGCGGGGGCGCGGTCGAACATCTGGATGACTTGACGCAGACCGACGGAGCCCACCTGGTCGCTGGCCAAGCGGGCCAGGTCCGTACCGATCTCTGACCAGTGGATCACGCCAGCAGGAATCTGTGACCGAAGCTTGGCCACGGAGGCTCGCCCGCCGACTACGGAAGCGGCAACGGCGCACGCCGGGTTGGCGTCACTGAACAGGCCGGTGATCACGCTGGCGATGTTCTTGCCGGATCCAGGAGGGGCGCACAGCACGACGTGGTTGGTGATGCCGAACGAGTCGCCGGATGGGCTACTGAAGTTACGGGCCGTCAGGCCCGACACGGCCG